TTGAATTTCTTGACTTTCTTCTTACTTTGGCGACGAATGTTCTTTACTTCGTAACCGTAAAGTTCTTCATCATCGTAGTTGTTATCGAACTTGTCGTAGTAGTTCTTGTTAGTCTTAGCCATTAGTAAGTGTTAACTTCAAAGAGTATTTAGAATGAGAGTTTTTTCCTTGATTTGTCGGTTTACCCAACTACCAACTGATTTTTCAGGGTCTTTTACTACTTTTTGGAGATTATTTGCAAATTCTTGAAGATTATCACAGTTATATGAGTAAATCTTCTCTTTTTTGCTCTGATAAGCTATATTTACCTCTAAATCAGTCACTTTAATGCTAAAAATAGCACTAGAGTCAAGGTTTTCAAAGACTAATGAATCCATTTAATTGTTAAAACTTAAAAAATGAAAAAACTTAAATTCTTAAAAATCTCAAAAAGTCAAAAAAGTGAAAAAGTGGGATTTTGAGATTTTGGCGAATTCCTCGTTTTCCATGAATCTAATATACGGCATTCTGCGAGGTCTGGGCGGTCCTATGTGCCACTTTGACTTCTGACCACTTTGAGTTGACTTTCGATAGGTTGCGTGCTAAGCCAACGTCTCCAGAGTACCTTACGAGTAACTTCACAGTAACTATGGAGCAGCCACACTATATTTTTTTAATGCTTTTGAAATGTTTGTTCTCAACTAGGTCAACTTATTGAGAACCCTTGCTATGACTGACGCGGAGAACAGTTCGCCCCCCTCGGTGAACATTAGTTAGAGCATATAAATGTTGTTGCTGCATATTTGGGTTGATTCACTGGTGATAACCCTCTATGAACGTAAGTCCAGGAGGATGGAAACATCAATACTGTCCCTTGTGTTGGTTTAATCAGTGTACCATCTAGGAACTCAGTCTCTCCTCCCTCTGCTACATCATTCAAATAAAATATGCATCCTACATGTCTCCACCCTAGTTTATCTTTATTGGTTAGATCATGATGCCAATGAAAATAATCTCCAGGATCATATCGTCTCAGTTTAAATCCAGTATCATTGTAAGTATTAGACTTAAACATCACTGGTCTTGGGTTACAATCATCTAATACTAATTCACAATGCTTGATATACTCATGTAGTAGTCTATCAGTAGTATTCGCATAGAGTTTGTCTATGTCCCACCAATGCTGATGCTTAGTGATGTAGATACTAGTATAGTTCTTCCACTGAGTATTGTTATGATGTGAGTAGTCTGATGTTTGATGAGTCGTATCTTCTTCAAACCTTTGAATTTGATACTCACACTGTTCCTTAGTGAATGCTTGTGTAGTATAGATGAAATGTTTAAAGTAATTGTTGTTCATTTAATCCAGTGACGACTTGTCCACGTTTAATCATTTTCATCATTGCTTCTTGCGCCGATTCAAGTTGAAAGTAAACTGCTCTTTCAATTCTAGATTCAGTATGTCCATAGGGGATATGTTCATACTCTACGGTGTAGTATGTTTTAGGCGGGGTTCTTTGAGTCTTTCGACGGTATGAGTTGGTATGCAAGTTTATCCCTCAGGTTGTTAATTCTTTCATTATCATATTCAAGAAAGCGACCACGCTTTCCGACTTGTTTGTAATAGTGTAACGCATTAAGGATAATCGTATAATCCTCCATTGTTAACGTGAACGTTTGACTCCCCATGTTAATTGTAATGTAAGTGTAAATCCAATGATAAATGCTGCGATAAAGATTGCTGAGGTCATTCAAAACTCCATGCATCGTAAGCAGGACTGGTCAGTCTAAGTTTATAATCTTTCAATCGTTGAATTAATCCTTCGTGATTTGTAACTCCTGCTTCAATTTGTTCTCTTGCTCGTGCTACATCATGATTGCTCATTGTTTCCAGTGCTTTGAGAATGTGATCGACTTCTTGAATAGAAAGATTCATTTGACTGCGTTTTGTAGTGTTGTGATCAGGTGCATATGACCATGAAAGTATCCTGCTACGATCGTTGCGATTGTGAGAAGGAAGGTGATGATCAAGGCGATGATGTTTGGGGTAGGGGGCTTTTGATCCATGGTAAAACAGCAATGCTAGTTCTTGGTAGATCAAAATCTTCTACCTTATGCACAATGCCTGGTCCAAAGATAACAATACGTTGATTCTTTGGACGAATCAGCATTTGATTATCTATATTCAATTCACCAGTGACTAAATCAGGGTGAATATCATAGTATAAGACAATAGAACAAATGGGTAAATGATTTTCACCTGTCTCGTTATAGTATACTACATCTCGGTCAATATGCCAAGTTGGTGGTCTTGAATTGTAATTGACTTGATACTCATATCCCGATCCTTTGGTTGGGAAATAGTGCTGAGAGATCTTGATGAGATCAAGGCAGATATCTTGATGAGGGTGTTCAAAATCATGACTATAAAAAGGACTGGGTGAGATGATGTTAGGTATGGTGACTGGAACATGTGGGTAATCATCAATGATGTGAACATTCATTCATTTGACCTCCACTCTTGTCTCATCTGTTTATAGATGGGATCAGCAACAACAAGATCTCGTACTGTCTTAAAGATCGCAGCACAATATGCTTTCTCATTGGTGAGTGCATCTGGTTCTTGTGGTCGAATGGGTGTTCCGCCACGGTCACCCTTATGATAGTATGGTGGTTTCGTTTCGTATTTCTGTCCTGACTTATGATTCGCATAGCGTCTAGAACGTGTGAAACCCATCTCTAGAAACTTACGACACATATCCATACCAATGAAGTCTTTATCTTGCCGATATCCTTGATATAGATTATAGATCGCTCGTGATGATTCTTCTGCTATGCTAACAGTACGGAATCGCCAATGAGCACCAATGTCGTTTGTATAAGGGCGAACCAATAGAACTCCTTGCTCTCCCCTTCCAATACGATAAAGTTGACGAGTTTCTGCATCTGTGAAGTCAAGTGATTTGTAATCAAGTTCATAATCAAATTCTTTCATAATGGTCTCACGCGATAGACAATGCTGGTACGAATTTGATTCGGTTCAGTAGGACCAAGACCACGATGAGGAATGTTTGATGGTAAGATCACAATTCTACCAGGCACATACTCATGCACCTCATGTGGTGTGCAGAGTTCAAACTGTCCACCATAGCTTGACTTCCAGTTTGCTGTCGTGAATTGTAGTATGGTTAAATCATTTGGATCTGATGAATCAGTGTGCTCAGTACCATCCTGACCATAACATTGCACGTTAAGTGAGATCTCTTTGCAATATAATGCAGTATCCATCACACGCTCAATCTGTTCTAGAATTGGAAAGAACAACTGTGCTTTGGGTTCGAGTTTAGTAATCGTATTGATTGACTCACGACGAAACAATGTCGCACCAAACAATCGATGATTACCTGTGAGTCCATACGGAAAAGTCTGCCGCCCCGCAATGTTGTTGGGAGCGACAGGAATGTCCATGACTTTAGCACCAATCTCCTGAACATAGAGTTCATCAAAGAGACCATCAATCACCGTGCAAATACTCATCGTGACCTCACATAAACAAGTTCATCCCAGAACTGAGTGTAGCACACAATCAGACAATGATGTTTCTTATGAAATGGAACATGATCAATATCATCAGGATCTTTGTCCCGCACAGCAATCTCAATCGTGATGTAATCTTCACAAATGAAATACACCCAACCTTCTACATTACGCCATTTAACGTAATCATTCAGTTGTGGTTCATAGGAATCCACCATCACGCATTCGTTGCTTTTCTGCTTCACTGAGCTGAGGTCGATAGAGTTCTGGATTGATAAATCCTTGGATTCGATCATTGATCCGCTGAGCATCTGAAGAAACTGGTTTACCAGGGATGGAAGTGCTATCATCGTAACCCTCACTATATGCTAATGGATACAGTTTGTTTAGAATATGGTGATACTCTTCATATTCTGATGCATATGAGAGATCTTCATAGTTTAATCGTTTCTGTGCTTTACGCACTGCGGTGTAGACTAGTTTCCACTCATGATGGGACAGCGTATGCATTACAAATTACCTTGTATTGTGTGGGTTTAAGATGATAACGTGCGACATGCTTTTCGACATGCTCTAGACATTGAAACCATGCGAGATTCTGATCACATTTACCTCGTGGTTCAAATCTCCAGGGGAACATATTATGTGGGAAAAGATCAAGATCTTTACTCCTGGTATGCTTAACCCCAGGTGCCGTTTTCTTCTGGCGAGTACCAGAAGTCTTTCCAGTCTGCTTCTGTTGCTTCGTAGATCGGGTTGATGTAGTTGTCGTAGATTGTGTCGAAGTCAGCTTCTCCACGTTCTTCTTCATCGCTGCCGCTGTCTTTGACTTTGGTGAGGATGATTTGGTTTGCTTTGATACTCCACGCGAGCTCGTCGCCTTCTTTCCAGTCGAGGTTTTGGAGGACGTAGTGCGGGATTTCGATGAAGAGGTCTTGCGTGTCGGCATACTGTTGAACTTTAGTAGTGAAACTAGTCTTTGATGTGTCCATTTTCAATCAACCATTGTCGAGTGAGTGGGGTTGGTTCATATTCTAACCACATTTGCCCTCTAGCGCAAGCAGAAAGCGCCTTCTGGGTCATTCCCTCAGTTCTACCCGCCCACGATGCTTCTGCCTCCCAGGGGACCGCAGAGGAGGGGTAGGTGCGCTCTGCTAGAGTGCGCCAGACCATCGGCACGTCCTCTTCAGGCATGATGATCGCGATCATGTTATTCTTGATGCTACCAGCCATGCAATCCTGAGCAGCGTGCCAACCTTCATGCCTCATTACACTCATCAGTGTAGATGGGCGATCCATGTATCTCTTGTTGAGATAGAAGTTGTTGCTCACAGTGTGATACACACCACGGTGACCAATGGGGAAGTAACGTTCATCAGCAAGGTACACTTTCGTACCAATTTGATTCAACGTCATCAGTAGAGTGTTGAACTCTTGAGCAGCAAAGGTGTAACGCTCTGGGTTCTCATACTGTGAACTGATGTCCAACAATGAATGAACTTCATTCACATCTTTGGTACACTCACGCACCAACATGCACCCCATAGAATCCATGGAGTTGTAACCTTTGGTGATCTTATCTTCTCCTGCCTGCACACTCATACCGTGCGCCATGCCGAGCAATGCACCAGCAATGATAGCATTACTCAGGTTGTCGCGGATGTTGAAAAGTCCCATAATGATAGATGTAATTTAAAAAACTATTGATGCTACGTTCAATGCCTAGCGATTCTTTACACGCTAACCATGACTCGTACTCCTGTTGGAGATCTTCACCCAATTCTATATCAACTCGCATCAAAGGTCAATACGAACTGATACTTCTTCAACTTCGTTGTCCTCATCCATACGGAAGAATTGTGGTGATCCCTCCATAGTATCATATGATTTAAGGATATCATATTCTTTACCAGTCAGTGTGTCTTTTACAACAAAACGTCCTGATTTTGCTGGAATGCGATTACCATCTTTATCCCAAACGTTCGGTTCGAGTAGTTCATGAAGCTCATAGTCATCGTCTGCTGCTAGAGCTCTAAATGCACAAATGTTTTCCATAGGTCAATACTGTCGTTGTCCGTCCATGTTTTGCTGAAGACGCATACCATGCTCTTCAACTTTCTCTAAGTAATTATAACCGAATTCCATCCTACCTTTGTGGGTTTTCAACACCTCAGTCAGTTCAGCATCACTCAATTTGAGTGTTTGAATGCGACGGAAGGTAGCAGGAGTGCGTTTGATTCGGTAACCACTACTCAATGCATCATAACGTGGTTGAACAACGTTACGAATGTGATCATCTGCTGCTTTACGAGTGTTCTCTTTAGCACTCGTATCAAACTGGACGTTTGTTGATACTGAATCATCTACTGATACAGTAGTTGAAACATTGTCGTTGTTAATTTTCATTCTTACATTCAGGGCAAAGTTTACGGATGGTTTCGATTCGCTCTTTGATGATCTCCATGTTAGCGGGATCATGCTCATAGCATAAATCTATCAGAAGTTCTTCAATCTGCTTCTGGTAGGCTGAGGTAGAGTGCGAGGAGCTCATCTTCGTTGTAGAATAGCGTTTGCTCGTTTATGTAGTTCTCGGGATCTGCCCACTCAAACCACTCATCTGCAAGACAAATAGCATCATCGATGCGATCTGCCTCCATCAGTTCGCGGAAGCGAGCAATCATCCACTCACAGAGATCATCACGTTGCTCAGAGATTTGAAGAGCGAGTTCGTTGTTCATAGGTAAGGACGTTGTTGAGGTGATCGAATGAAACAAGGGTACACGTATCTGGGAGCAGTTTGTTGACTGCCGACGCAAATTCATTCGGAAACCGTTTGAAGTAGCGCCAATAGCGTGTGAGATCTTCCTCTGAAAGATCTGTGCGTGGTACAACAGACGTAGTATGTGTACCATAGAAAGGATTTACATAGGGTGGTTGAATGAGATTCTCCACCAAGTCATCCGTCACAATACTCATTTGATGAATACCTCGTTAAGTTTACGGTGCTCTTCGGTCAATTTAGCGATTTGCTGCATGTGATAAGCGATGTGAGCAAGATACTCCTGCTCCTCCTCATCGACAGCATCATAATCGATGTCGTAAGCATCGTCAATATCGACCGTGTTATCTTCATACACAGTCATCCCATACATGATATCACCAGCGTGATCCATGGCGTAACCATTACCAGCAGCGACAAGATAGAACATTGTGGTCAGAAGAAAGAACTACAGAGTAATTTAGCAGAAAAAGGGCAGCGCGTCAACGCTTGTAGAGGTAACCGCCTGCCCAGTCAGCGTGCTCCAGCAACCACTCACGATCATTGATCAGCAGCAGGTTGAAGCGGACGTGCTTAGCAGGTGCCTTGAAGGATGCTGCCTTGTAGACTTCACCAGTCTTCTTATCCACGAAAGCGTGGACACTGCGGGAAGCAGGGCGATTGTGGTTAGGAACCTCCATGATGATCTTGTGGTATTTGCGACCAGACTCGATCACGAATTTGTAAGCAGGTGCCTCATACTTACCACCAATCGTGCCCTTGTTACGGGACTTGAAGTTGTCTTCAAGAGCGTCACACAGCATCAGGGTGTACTTA